TTTAATGCTTGTATTCTTAACAGTATTATTAGAACCATTAATAAGAATTGCTGGGCCACTAAAACTTCCAGAGTCAAAAGTACCTCCATTAATAGTACAATAGTTACCACTGATAGAAAAAAATGTTTGATTACTTGCTGCTGTAGATGGTTTAGTAAAAATTGCACCACTTGCTAAAATGGTTAAATTATCATAGCTAATTGAAACTCCACTACTTAAACAGTAATTACCAGATGGAATATATAGTTTAGTAGGTTTCGCTAGTGTTTTAATATAAGAAACAGCTAAATTAAATGCAGCTAAATCATCAGTACTACCATCTCCCAATGCTCCAAAGTCTTTTACGCTAATGATATCGGTATTTTTACTATGTTGTGTTCTTTCGGTCGCTCCAGAGAATGGCTGAAGAACTCCAATTAATGCATCACCTTTCGAAAAATCAGATGTATTAGCTAAATCACCAATATTAGAAGATATAGATGTACTAAGTGCATCTAATTTTGATTGAACTGTTGTATTATCATTAGTATAAACAAGTTCAGCACCAGTATTTTTCTTTAACTCTACGAAAACATCTTCAGCACTCCCATTTGTTGCTGGGATAACTTCTGGTTGTCCATTTTCATCAAATGCTAATAGCTTATTAGCTCTATCAGATTTTGAAGGTAATTCATTAGTTGTTAAAGCATCACTAGCAGGAATACGAATTGCTCTATTCAATTGATCGGTATTCTTATCTGATAGTTTTTGTAAAGCTACTTCAGCATCTAATACTTCTTGGGTTTTTTCTAAAACATTTTGTGTAATAGTATTCAGCTTTTCATCAACATACCCACGCGCTTCTTCTGCAATTGATATACTTTGACGTTGCGAAGTATTTAAATCTTCAGCTTTTATTACTGATCCGTTCTGGAAATCTACGATCAGTTCTGTAGAAGTATCACGTACTATTTGTATGAATTCATATGTACTATTGTCCCAAGCATCTACAGTCTTAATAGTTGTAGAATCATTGAAAGTATATTCATCAAGATATGTTAATACTTTAGTCTTCGATGTATCAGAACTTAATAATTGAACTACAATGAAGTTCTTTGATAAGTACTCATACGGTATATTGAATAATTGGGTAGTCCCATCTAATTTATATTGAGCGATTACGCTATTTGAATCTGCCATTAATTTTTGTCCTTAAAAAAAAGGCAACTCATCCATGAGCTGCCTATATATTCCCTTTAGTGGGTTATTATTTTTGTGCTTGTTTTCTAAAATACTCAGTATCAATACCTTTCTGTCTAAATATTTCACCTAACATCAATTGAGTTACTGGATTATTCTGTACTATATTTCTGAAGTTATTATAAGCAGCAGTATTGTATAGCATCCTATCAGTACTAAATTCTGGTTCCATCATTGCTTTAGCAGTATAATAAGGAGCACTAGCTAGAGATGTTGCAACTGATAATGCTGGTATCTGTCCAGCAATTCGACCGTACAAACCAGTAAAACTAGGATCGTACATAGTTGCACCTTCAAACGGTTTACCATCTTGTTTTTGCTGAATATCAGGAATGTTAGTACTTCTTAAGTACTGAGAAGGGCCACCACCAGTACCAATACCATATGCTGTTGTTGCTAATCCCATAGGACCACCAATAGTACTGGAACGTGCTAGACTGTTATAAGCTAACATTTTAGGATCTAATGCATTTCTTAAATACGAGTCACGTTGTTCTTCAGGCATACTATAAGATTGTGAATAGGTTTGACCAACATATCCTAGTGCTGACAACATAGTACTCAAAATGAAAGTCATGCTATTATCAAAGTACTGCTTATTGTAATAACTATCACCAATCATATTCATAGTACGACCATTCATAGATCTTACACTGAACATTTTAAATTGAGTTAGGATGTTTAACATTCTTGGATATAGTTTAGTTTGAGAACTTGAAATAGTTTCAGGTCTTAAAATAACTCTATCTGCATAGTTTTCTGCTAAACGTCTGAATGTTGCACCTCTTGGATCAGAAGTCATTGCTCTCATATCTTTAACAACATAATCACCTTTGGCATTATATTGAATATGATCATGGAAGTACTGAACAATTTTTTCCATATCATCTTTCGATATACTCAAACCATTAAGCTTTTGTTCATTTCTGAGATATTTAGGCAATGCTTTATTTTCAAAAGCAGTTCTTACCATATCACCTATAATTGTCTGTCTAGCAGCATTAATAATTCCATTAGTTGTTCCGCGTAATGCAGTACTAAAAGGATTGTAATGATTAGCTGTATCAATAGCTTGTCTAATTCCAGAAACTACTTTTATAGCTGTTAAATTCTGTGAGGCATTTGGATTATTAACTAGTGCATCAACTCTATCTTGATATGAAGGTCTAAATGATTCATCTATGTACTTCCCAAAATTCATATCAGAAATAGATTTCATGGTCTCTCTACCACTCTTAGTATTATATGCAAATGCATCTCTTAATAGAGGAATATGATCAAGAACACTTCTAAGACTACCATCAAATAATCCACCTGCTACTTCAGTAAAGTTCATTGCAGCCATATAAGTATTTCTCAAGAAGAAAGTACTACTTGTTAATGCACTAGCAAGTGAACCTAAAACAGTTTCAGGATCTCTTCGAGCTTGCCCAGTTATTATCTTATGAAGGTTTAACAATACTTCACTATCACGTTTATTACCTTCTTTGAGTAATTTAGCACTTAAATCATTGATATATGTTCTGAATTCTTTTTCATCTAATCCAACACTAGCAAGTCCTAATTTATGTTTAATACTGTTATTATAACCAGCAATAATAGGATCTAAATCAAAATCCCTAATATCATTTACACTAAAAGGAGTTCCATCTGGTAATGTTATCTGAGCATCCGTACTCAATGGTGATCTTGTTTTTAGGAAATTACCTTCACTGACAGTAGCACCATCATTCCCCCACATATTCATGTTTACAGCACTGAGATTATCATCACCTTTTAAAATACCATAAGATAGTTTTTCAATATGATCATCAACTAATCTTTTAATTTCATTATTTTGATTTAGATATTCTTCATTGGCTTTATTAAAATCTTCAAGTGTTTTATACGATGATTGTTCAGGCTTTGTTAATCTCTTACCATCAAAGTTTTCATTAACAATTCTGCGTTCTAGTTCATCAGCTTCACCATTTTTATTCATTAAGTATGATTTTTTGAATGATTGTTTAAGTACATCTTTCATATCATCAAACTTATCAAACCCAATCGAAGATAACTTATCTCTTACTTGATTAATCTTCTCAGGTGAATAATGTCTTGGAACATAATTACCACTTTGAAATGATTTATCGAGTAATGGAATAGCATTTTCATTACCTAATTGTTTTGGATTAACAGCAAAGTCTTCTTTCAATATCATATTCTGTTGGATATGTTTTGCATAGTTTTGTTCTTCTGGGGTCAATTGTGCCATCTTTGTTCCAGTACTATCTTCAATTGCTTCAACTACTTTTCTGTTTAAAACAGCTTCAGCTTGTTGATCTGGTTGTAACTGATATGAAGCATTCTTTAAAGCTGCCCTTTTGTTAGAGACATACTTTGAAGACCATAAATTATCAATACCATCTATATAACCAATAGTATCACTAGCAGTTACATTGAAAGCACCCTTGGAACCATCTTTGAGTACTGAAGTAGGTCTAACCAAAATAGAACCAAGTTTCCTTACTTCTTCATTGTCTGACAAATGAACAGCATTCCCTATCTCAGTGAATCCACCCATATTTAAAGCAAATGCCTTTGCTGGTACAGCAGTATCACTAGAAGGAATCCCACCATTTTTGATAGTTAGAGCTTCTTGAGCAGTTTGAGGATTTAGAATATTCTCAGGAGGAATATTGATACCGTCTTCAGTAACATAAGCACCTTTTTCAAAAGGATGTTCATAGATACCATCCTGTACTGGTGGTTTATCCATATCAGGAATATTCCTTTCCATATGAACACCACCAATTGTTTCAGCACTTTCTGAAGCTTCGATTCGCTGAGATCTAGCAGCTAAATTCTCTGATAGAGTATCGGCAGTTTTTTGAACATCAGCGATAGTACCCAATTCTTTTTTGCCTAGTACTTTACTTACAGTACTCCCAGCTAAAGAAAATCCAGCACCTAGAGCAGCACCATATGCCATAGTTTTGAGATAATCATCTAAATCATGCCCTTGACCACTAATAGCATCATGTAAACCCATACTAGAAGCAGCAGCAGCAGCATTAGGTATCGCCCATCCAATTGCTTTAGTTAATACTGGGTTTAAAAGTTTCAAACCTTTAACTTCTAAACCCCCAATTAATGTAGATGGATCTAACGCAATTTGGGCTGCATTCCCTATTATTGTTGATGCTGTAGAATTATTACTGTCAATTACTGATTGGTTTTTTTGTTGTCGCAATGCGTCATTAACTTTATATCGAAAATCATCACTTGAAATAGCTCCAGATATCATTGCATAATTTGAAGGAGATAAACCACTCTGTTGAAGATAATCAATATCATCAGTTGATGGTACAAAGCTTGGATTGTTCTGTATTGATTGTGTATTACCATTTTGGTCTGTATTTGTTAGCTTATTACTATTCCACCTAAAATCACTTAATGAAATCTGACTTATATCATTTTTAGTCTGGTGAAAAGCATCAGATAAAATACTGTTATCAACATACGCACCCACTACATTCCCAAAACTATTCTCCTGATCTTCATATTCTTGAGCAGTCTTTCCTGTCTCATTGAACATATCGACTTCATAGTTATTGCCTAAGCTTGGAACAGTGACGTTGTTAGCATTACCAGCAGTAATATCAAATGAAGCTAATTGTGGTTGTACTGGTTGCTGTGTTGATTGTGTTGGTTGCTGTACATTGTTCTGTGGTATTTGAAATGTAGGTTCTAATGTATCAGTACTTTGGCTAGTGTTTTGGTTAGTACTTTGGTTTGAAGTTTGGTTTGAAGTGCCTAAGTCAGTTGAAGGAGTTTGAAAACTCTGAGCGTTTGCTTCAGTACTAATGTTTTGATTAGGAGTTTGATTAACATTTCCTTTGGATAGAAGAAATTGAGTTCTGCCAGCATTACTCCCATCATCCCAAGGTTCGAAGTGTTTCATGTACTTCTGTCCTTCGGGACTGATCATTGACCAGTCGTTTTTATCGTATGCTTGGAGTTGTGGAGTCCCTGCTGTACCCATCCCTTGGTTATAGGCTAATGCTGTTTTAACATAGTCACCATTATTTTTTTGGAGTAAATCACTAATCAAATGAGCAGAAGCATCAATACTTTTTGCTGGATCGAAAAAGTCAGCATCAGTTTTCAACCCCACTGCGTTACCAGTTGCTTTAGTAAACTGCCCTAGACCTCTCGGACCAGTCGGCGAAACTGCATATCTATTAAAACCACTTTCGACTCGTAATAGTGTTGTTAGAAAGCCAGTGTCAATATTGTATTTTGCAGAAGATGCATTAATCAGATCCTGATAGGGATTTTTATTTTCTTCCATGTATTAAAACTCCATTTTATTATTTTAATTATTTATACTGTTTCCCATAATCCTTGACGAAGACATACCATAAGATACAGTTTTATGATCATTTCCTTGTTTTAATTGATAACCATCAACTGTATTTTGAGTTTGATTATTCATTTCAGCATCATATTGCTTCAAATGTTCATGATATTCATTCTGCATATCTTGACGGGTTATAGTAATAGTAGTTTGACCAGTTACAGCTTTTAATGCACCAGAGGAATCTCCTATGATCGTATTCCCAGCAGCATCATTAGATACGAATAACTTACCTTTGAGTACTGGGTATTGTGTCAGAAGATCATGAACTTTATTATTTAAAATTTCCTGACCTATTTTAGTACTATTTGGATCAGAACTTAATTTAAGTGAACTTTTCATTACGCCACCTTCATAACCATCATCATCAGTATGAAATGGTATAATATTATTGGTTAGCCATTGACCAGCTTGATTAGTTGCAAAATCGGCATTTCCAGTAGCAGCATAGGTATTTTTAAAAATATTGTTAGCTGTAGTCCATCCCAAACCTGAGATAGTAGGCATTGAACTATTAGAACGAGTAGACTTTTGCCAATTACTAGTATTGTTCTGTAAGTCCTGTTTTTGAGCTTGATCCATTGAATTGATTTTTTGCTGCCCAATAATGTATGAACTTGGATCAAGACCAGCATCATTCATTCCAGAAATAGTCGCTATGGTACTGTATAATTGTTGCCCATTAGTAGAAGTACCTAAAGCATGAGCTAGTGAACTTGGATCTGATTTATACATACTCATGAATGCATTCAACTGTGGTGTTTTTGTGAAGTCTAAAGAACCACTAAGAGCAGCACTGGATATTTCATTTTGAGCCTGATCCATTTTGTTACTTAACAGAACATTAATACCTTGTCCTTGTGGTGTGTTCTGAGCCAATGTCATGATGTAATTATCTTTTTGATCTTGGGTTAAATTCTTATTGTTCACAACATTGTTGTAGTACTGTGTTGCAGCATTAACACTATCTTCAACGGTATAATTTCCCATTTGTTCATTAGTAGTCTGACCTTTGATATCAGTCACGGCTGAAGTATGCCCACTCGCAGATGAACTATATTGTTGTACTAGATTTGATACTCGGTTATCTGCTTGAGCTTGTTTTTGAAAAACTGCTTTTTGTAATAATGATTGCCGTTGTAACTTCTCTTGGATTTGATGTTTTACTTGCTCTAACTGGTTTTGCTGATCGGTGAGTTGTTGCCCAGGTTGTTGCTTATTCAAGTTATTAGAAACTTGTTGGATCATAGCCATTGCCTGATTTGGGTCTGTCATCATTCCGATCTGCCCTAACTGATTGTTGAAGTCATCTCTATTCTGTTTGGAATAATCATATGTTGCTTTCCCAGCAGAAGTAATGAATGTATCAGTCCCTGACTTCCCATAAATCTGATCATAGTTCACACTTTGACCATAGAGATTGAAGTTTTTCTGTTGTAGCTGTTGCAGGACAGCAGCTCCACCAACTGTTTTACCTAGTAATGTATTGACTTGAGAAATCATATTCATTTTGTCGTCTGAAGAAGCACGATTAGTTTGAATATAATTATATAAAGAATTAGCTACATCTGCTGGTTGTTGATTTTGTGAATTATTAATGATTTCATTAAGAGTTACACCATCAGTCAATGCCTTTTGTTGTTTAATCTGATTAGAAGTGAATGACTGTTGAGTTTGATTCAGTGCTAAATTTCTTTGTTCTACACCAGCAGAAAATCCATTAGTTAAATGTTCATCAGCAGTTGACCAACCATTACTTTGGGCTAATTGATTAAAGGCATCTGCACGTAACTTTTGAGCATCATCAGACATTTCTTGTGGAGTATTATAAATCCCGTTTTGAATATTTTTTTGAATCTGTCCATCAACTAAAGTACTGGCTTGACTTGCCATTTTTTGTTTCAGTTGATTCATTGTGTAAGGGTCATCTTGGTACTGTAATGTCCCATTCTGTAAAGCATTAGAAATTTGATCATTATTCATACTTTCCAGAATTTTATTACTTCTTAAATCACCTTGCTTAGTCTGATCCTGAGAATAGGACTGATAAATCTGTGAACTGCTTTGTGCAAAGTTCATTAATGATCCTAAAATCTGTTGTGCTCCTGATTGTTCAGGGACATATTTAGGCTTGATATTTTCTGGTGTATAATTTTGTTGTGGTGTGGTATCTGAAGTACTAACCATAGGGGAACCACCTAAGTTCCCGAAAACGCTTCCAATACTATTTGGCATTTGTAAAATTCCCTCTTATAAATAACTATTAAAATCAGTACTCATATTCATTGCACCAGTATTACCAGCACTTGAAGTACTACCACTACCACCGAACAATGAACCACTTTGAAGACTACTTGAGGCAGTACTTCCAGCACTAGCCATTCCCATCATTCCACCACCACCAGAGAAGCCACTTCCCATTGAGTAACCAGCTTGTGCTCCTTTAGCAGCAGAACTAATTACACCCATAAATTGAGAAAGATTACTTTGATTGTGTTTTTTCTGATCTAAATTATCAATTTCAGCTTTAGTCTGTTGTTGACTATCTAATTTAGCTCCATAAATTTTAGAATATTGGTTTTGATATTGGTTATATATATTCTGTGTATTATTATCTGTACTTTGTATTACAGAATTTCTTAATCGGTTAACTGAATTCCCTTGAATCCCACTTTCAGAAATTGCAGTATTCAAAGAACCTAGATTCTGATAACCCTGTAAATTATTATTACTCATTTGTTGTATAACATTGTCATAATTATCTCTATCCTGAAGATTTAAATTATTTTGAGTATAATTATTCTGTTTCATATATTCTTGAGCTTGTAAACGGGAAGCCGTAACACGTGCCCCTTCCATTTTAGCTGCTTGTTTATTAGCTAAAACCCCTTGCACTGTACCCAAGACCCCACCCGCAATAGCTCCATATCCTCCACTGCACATTTTTAACCACCTTTAATTGTGAAGAGATTAAAGTACTGAAAATTATGAACATCCTCATGAATTTCAGCACCTATCAAAGTTAATAATTTTTTATGATGATGATTTTCTTCATAGATAAAATTCCAAATATAACTATGTTTTTTCAAACAAAAATCTCTGTGTTGTTTAATTAATTTAATAAATTTTATTTTTTCTCTTTGATTTAAATTTTCTGATAATTTAGTTGTCAAAAAGAAAACACAACCATCATCATCACACCCACCTAAACTAATTAATTCATTATTATGAGTGATAATATATAATTCATTAGTACTGTCATTATAGATTTTCATAATATGATCTTTGATTGAAACATCTTCTTTAATAATTATTTTCTTAAAGTAATCAAACTCGATTAGATCATCATCAGATATATTTCTACAAAGTTCATCAATCCAATGAACTGAATCTATTTTTTTTAATTCCATTTATAAAACTCCATATGACAGTACTCAATTATTTATTTCAAA